GCCTACGCCGCCACCGACACCTCCTACGCCACCGACACCGCAAGCGATCCTGTCGCGTGGCTCTCATCCATCATTGACATTTACGACGAACTCTCAGGACGCACCGAACACCGGCAAGTGTCCGACAGTGAACTGTCCGAACTCGCGCTCGCGGTGCAGTCATGACACATGACCCATTATGCCCGATTAGCAACGCGTGCAAGTCTCCTTGCTCGATGGGTAGGTGCGCGGAGTGCTCACTTGAAAAGGAGAACTGCCAATGCGACCTGATCGCCAAGGTGCGTGAAGCGACACTACGCGAAGTGATGGCGGCAGTGTTAAAAATTTATGACGCAATTGAAGCGTTAGGAGAACAGCAATGAGTGAGCCAATCGCTATTGATTTGAAAAAGTTAAAAGTAATTGGGTGGGCAAGTGAATATGGATATTCGTTTGACCCGTCGTACATGTCAGATGAACCGTGCCCTGAATGCAAGGAGAAGCCATGACACAGATAATTCAATGTTCATCTTGCGGTAAATCCATGAACTCAACAGAGAACGACATGTTCGCTCACGTCCGAGAGCACATGGACATTCAGAATCTTGAGCGACGCTGGGACTATCAAGCCAAGTGTGAGTTCCCCCTTCAATTCACCACACAGGAGAAACAATGACTGATTACGAAGGCAAGACTGTTGTTCTTGCGTCAGAGGTGGACAAGTGGATGCAGCAAGAACGTGCTGACGCTTTGCGTGACGCGATAGAAGTAGTGCGTGAGTTTATGGGTACGGAAAGCGATGATGAACGTTGCGATGACCTTTACTGTGATCTCTGTAGAGTCAAGCCACTAATCATCACTGCTATTGAAGCGTTAGGAGAACAGCAATGAGGTACTTCTTCCCTGACCCAGACAACAGTGAGCGTCTGATAAAAACACCGTTGCACACTGTGGAGCAGATTCGTGCTGATGCGTTGCGTGAAGCAGCAGAAGCAGTAAAAGCACTTCCGATTCCTTTGGGTGGTTTCAATGCGCGAGGCGCAATGGTCCAAGGTGAAGACGTAATTGCAATACTTGAAGCGTTAGGAGAACAGCAATGATTGAAACATGTGAAAAATGTGGGATGAATCACATCCAAAACCGTGACTGTCACTACTGCTCCCTCTACAGCGAAAGGAAAAAGTGAAATGAATCACACACAGCAGACATCGCTACTTGACCTACCCGTCACAGAACCCCGTACGCTAGTACGCACGAAAGACCCCGACACCGCTCACATAGCGGCGCACACACTAGACGCAAGCAGGCTGGAGGCGATGGTCCTTGAAGACATCGAACAAGCAGGAACCTACGGGATCACGCAAGACGAACTGATTCTGTTACACCCTGAGTTCTCCTATAGCAGCATCACTGCCCGACCGGCAGCCCTGAAACGCAAAGGCTTGATCTTTGACAGCGGCGAGCGAAGGAAAGGCAGGTCAGGCCGCCCGTGTGCAGTGTTGAAGGCGGCGAAGTTCCGAGCATCGGAGTCAAATGATTACATCTCTAGTATTAGCAGCAGCAATAACTCTTAGCCCAACCCACGCACCACAAGTGCACATGACTAAAGCAGACCCAATACAAACCGGGTATCAAACCTCAGCCTACAAAGGCAAGTACTACCACAAGTCACAAGAGCGAATCCGAAAGTGCATAGGGCAACGAGAAGGCCGCTTTCAATACTGGGGCACAGGATCACACGGCCTCTACCAATCCACCTACCAAATGACAGCACCGCTAGTTAGAGGAGCAGCGTGGATGATGGGGCCAGAACTCCGCAAAATGTTTGGCAAGAAAACAGGCGACAAGATTCAATACCGCTTGCTGCACACGCAAGGAAAGCACTGGCACAGGTTCTATATGGATATGGCATTTTGGACAGTTGCTAATTGGAATGGCAAAGGCAGCGGCCTACATCACTGGAACGGCGGAAGGTACGCCTGCAAATGGTAAAAGGAGAAACACATGACAAGCAAACAAGCAATTAAAGGGAGCACATATGAACGATCAATCGTTGAATACCTTCGAAAGGCTGGGTTTAGCGCTGATAGAACTAGGGCTGGTTGGGCTGACGATCGTGGCGATATCCACGGCGTTCTGGCGGCTGATGGGAAACCGTTCACGTTCGAATGCAAAAACCATCGAGGCGACTCGCTACCGCAATGGATCAAAGAACTCCAACGTGAGGTTAGTAACGCAGGAGGAGTGGTTGGGGTGGTCGTCCACAAGAAACACGGAACGACAAATGCAGGAGATCAATTCTGCACTCTCCCACTGTCAATGCTCGTGCAACTGCTCAAAGAGGCAGGGTACAAATGATTGAAACAGCACTCTTCTTCGCAGGCCTAGCATGTGCAGTCATCTACGGGGTTGGATGCGCAATCGTATGGATAGCGCGTAACAAGTAATGGCCCCACAAGGATTCACAGAACGCATCAGAAAAATCCTAGACGAACGGGCCAAAGGGAAATGTGAAAAGTGCGGCTTACCCGCTACCCATGTCCAATACCATCACCGCAGACCACGGGGCATGGGTGGCAGCAAACGAGCCAACACCAACGAAGCAGGCAACGCACTCGTCCTACATTTCAAATGCCACGCAGATATAGAAAGCAACCGCAAACACTCGCTACTCAACGGGTGGCTTGTATCACAACATCAAGAACCGCTAGACGTGCCCGTCCTACTACATTATGGTTGGGTATACCTCATGAACGATGGTGAAGCAGTACCGCAAGAACTGTTCGACGGGGCTATTAGAGACTCCTGACCGGGGCACTTGGAGGGGAAGCCGGTTCCCCGGTCAGGTCTAAATATTGAGAGATGTCTCTGCTAGAACGCCGCCCAACATGCGGCAAACCCCGAGCAAAACGATGTTTGTCAGACCAATACATTACTGTGCCTACATCGCTATCAGTGGCAGCAGCAATATCCCTCAGCGCATACTTTAAACGGGCAGCGTAAGCAGTTTCCCATTTCAGTTCGCGCAACAGTTTATCTGCTTTCACCTCAAGTTCTCTCACGTAGCGAAGGCGTAGCAGCGGGTCAGGCTCTGCTTTGATCCCGTTGATAAGTGAATGAAGTTCGTTATCAAGATTACGGTAATGTGTTGACATGTGTTTAGTATATTAGTAAGATCCAACAAAACGGGAAAGGAAACAAAACAATGCCATTAACCAAAGCACAACAGGAACAACTCCTCAAGCCACTCAACGAATCACGGGTAGCAAAACGCTCAGGCGGCGGCGGCAGACAACTGTCCTACCTCGAAGCATGGGACGTAAAAGCCCACCTCATCCGTATCTTCGGGTTCGGAGGATGGTCCGCTGAAGTGATCCAATCCGAACAAGTGTTCGAAGAAAAGACCGAGAAAGGCCAGTGGAATGTCGCGTGGAAAGTCACCCTCAAACTCGACATCCACGCAACAGGAGCGGTCTACACAGAAGCATGTGTCGGATCAGCAACGCTACCGCAACGCGGTGAGGCGCACGATATGGCAATTAAAACAGCAGAATCGGACGCACTCAAGCGAGCAGCAATCAACCTTGGCACACAGTTTGGCCTCTCCCTCTACAGCAACGGATCACTCCGCGACGTAGTAGTACAAACATTGGTAGAGCCAAATGAATAACCTCTTCGACCGCTCACTGCGGATACAAGACCTCATGTTCGACAGCATCCATGACTTCATGGACAACAGCGGGCGCTCCAAACAAGCAGCAGCAGGGATCCTAGGCCCATCAGATATTGGGTTCTGTCGCAACCGTGCAGCCCTAGTAACCAAAGGCGTGCCACCTAGCGACAAGCCGTCCAAGTGGTCGGCAGCGGTAGGGACAGCGATCCACAACTATGTAGAAGCCGCTATCAAACAATCCCACCCCGAATGGATCCTTGGTAGCATTGACGACCTCATCGTCACAGCCACACTCCCTAGTGGTGCACAGATCAGCGGACACCCAGATATTGTGGTCGAAGCATCCAACGCAGTCCTCGACATTAAAACCGTTGACGGATTTGAATACATCAAACGCGAAGGAACCAGCATCCAACACAAGTACCAGCGCCACCTCTACGCATTGGGACTCATCCAAGAAGGCATCCTCACCACAAGTGAACCCGTCATCGTGGGTAACGTGTACTTTGACCGCAGCGGCAAACAACACAAACCCCTTGTCATGCTCGAAGAGTTCGACCCAAACCTGACCCAAGAGATAGACAACTGGATACAGGATGTAATCTATGCAGTTCAGCACGATGAGGTAGCCAGCCGCGACGTAGCATCAGTAGTGTGCTCAAAAATATGTTCACACTTCACTGCCTGCCGAGGCGGACTAGAAATCCACGACGGCGCTGAACGCATCGAAGACCCAACTTTGGTAGCAGCGGTCAACATGTACGCCGACGCGCAAGAAATGGCGCGGCAAGCAGACCGAATGAAATCTGAAGCCAAAGCAATCCTCGATGGGATAAACGGATCCACCGACAAACACACAGTAAGGTGGGTCCAAATCCAAGGACGCGGCGACAGGCCATCAACCGTAAGGTTCGATCTGGTCGAAAACCGCACAGAGGCGCAGTCCTAGCCCCCCGTCTAGTAGACGCGCCCAAGTGAAGAGGCCGGGAGTTTTCTCTCCTGTTTCCTCCCGGTCTCTTCACACCAAACAAAGGAGAAAAACAATGGAAAGACAATGTTGGGCATTCAACCACCAATACCAACGCTGCACCCTCAACGCAAACCACAACGGAGACCACTCAATCCAAACCACATGGACCGACGAAGAATGCGCATGGGCAGAACCAGCAATCTCCAAAAAACCCTCCGCACCCGCTCCTTCTGTGACAGATATGTCGGCAACTCCACCAAAAGACACACCTTGCATAGCGTGTAACCATCGGCACAAAGACGGTGAATGCAAATGCGGCTGCTACTCATTCATAGGATAAACCCGTGACGCTAGCGTTCCTCACCAGAGACTGGAACACCGACGGCAACAGCATCGTCCCCGGAGGATGCACCTACTACCGCTGCTACCTACCAGCCGCAGTCAGCGGACAACGCGCCCGACTAGGCAAACCCGTCTTCGACCCATTCAAAGGATTCGGCGTACAAGAATCAGGACGCACCGCACTCTACGGATTCAACACCGTAATCCTCAAACTCCTCATGGACCGGGCAACCTCGAAACAAATGGACCTCGCCCGCCACAACTGCAAACAAAGATTTATCGTAGACATAGACGACTACTACCAAGGACTCACACCAGCAAACAAAGCCTACGACCTCACCCACCCCGACCAGAACAAGAAAACCAACCGGGACTACTACGAGCAAGTCATAGCAAACGCAGACCTCATCACCGTCTCAACCCCGTTCCTCCTTGACTACTACAGCAACCGCTACCCCAACGTAGTAATGGTCCGCAACGGGGTAAACCTCAACCAATTCAACCCAATAGTCCACCAGCAAAAGAAACCCGTCCTAGGGTGGGCAGGGGCAACCTCATACCGCAACAACGATCTGGAGCAACTCCGTGAATGGCTACCTGACTTCCTTGAAGAACACAATCTCACGTTTCATCACGCAGGCGACTCACCGGACGCACCAACGTTCGCCGAGGTCACCGGAATTAATCCGCGAAGAGTTACGACAAGCCCACTTGTTCCAATTACAAAGTATGCAAACGGATTCAAGTTTGACATCGGGATTGTCCCGCTCAATAACATCCCTTTCAACGAGGCAAAAAGCAATATTAAAGGACTGGAATACGCTGCCGCAGGAATACCGTTCGTGGCAAGTGACCTCCCCGAATACCGTCTCCTACACGAAACAGGAGTCGGAGAACTCGCCAGAACCGCAGTGGAATGGCAGCAGGCAGTACTACGTCTCCTTGACTGGCAGCACCGCAAAAATCGTTCTCAAACAGCATTAACAATTGTCCGTAACCAATGGTCAATCGAACAACGAGCAGGAGAATGGCGTGACGTATTCAGGGATTAACATCGGCAGCGGGCCACACTACGCTGAAGGTTGGTTCAACATAGACTCGATACCAACCGATACAGGCAAACAGCCAGACCGGCTCATAGACATCTTCGACCTACCCGACTTCTACCAGCGCGAATTCAAAGCCGCTTACATTGGGCACGTCCTTGAACATATCCCTTGGAACGCAGTTCCAGCCGCCATCTACGCGATCTCTCAAGTTGTAGTTGAGGGAGGACCCATCATGGTCGTCGGTCCCTGCATCATTAAGGCCGCTATGAGCAACCAGCCACAGACACTTATCGAAGCCATAGTGTGCGACCCACGCACAGCGGACCATCCTTGGGCACATGCTTGGACTCCAACAGAAGAACTCACGAAATGGGCAATGGAAGAAGCAGGACTAACAAATGTAACCGCTCTACCCGTAGCGCAAATCAAACAGCCACAATGGCCAAATCCATCACAAGCAGCATGGCAATGCGCGATAGCAGGCTTTAGCGCCTAGTCATCCTCATCTTCAGCAACAGTCACAGAATTCCAAGTATCAGTATCATTCATAGCCTCAAGAGCATCACGCCACATAGCCTTAGCCCGACGCATCACATCATCCGCTACATCAGGATTCCACATGTTCCCCGACATGCCCTCAGCAATAAACTCAACCTTTAAATCGCAATAGGACAGTTTCACCACAAGGTTCTTAGTGGGTGCCATTGCTGCTCCTATGTAGAGATTCCGCTAGTAGTTCATAGCCTACGGCATCAACGTACGAGTCCCGTTTATAGCCGCCACGGGTGCGACCGATCTTCAACAATGCCATCATGTGACACACGTCACTGTCCGTTATTCGGACATCCAGATAAGCAGACCAAAGGCGACTAGCAATCCGAACGCTAGGTTCCCCAGAAGCATCATAAGAATCCGCCCTATCCCCTGTGACCAGCGCCACAGCCTCAGCCGCAACCTCACGATCAATCATCAAGCCACACCTGATACTGAGCGGTCACTCTTCCGGCAACGGGGTTGACGAAATGTAGTCGCTGAGAGGGGACTGCTGAGGAAGCCAATCCAACTGAGGCGTAACGGTTATCTGACTCGGTTGATCCGGTTCCGTACACTGCACCCGCACCGTCAGCGAGCGAGTCTTGGTAGTGCGTATGCCAGTGCCCAACATAAACGTCCCTAAAATGCCACGGGTATGACCCCGACCGCCAACGGTTTACATGGTTAATGATAGTTGACCGAGAGGCAAAACCGCCACGACCAATCTCATCCCCATGGATAACGAGTGCCCGGTAGTTACCGATCTCTACCCGCTGGATGTCCTCAGGTGAGTCTTCCCATGTGACCCTCGTCTCACCACTAGAGATGAGGATCTGACGAGCCAACTCGTAGGTCATCCGATCAGCATTATCATGACGAGGCACAGCATCGCGCTTAGAACCCAACCGACCATGGTTACCCCATTCCCCCACCACAGTCACGGTCTCATACACCGTGAGGGCGCGGCGGACAGTCTCAACAAGAAGGTTAGCAACAGTCACAAACTGCTCAAAAAGGGTAGCGTCAATCTCATACGGCTGAGTAGGAAAGTTGAACAGGCCCTCGATCATGTCTCCACCGAGAAGGATGTAGCAGTCCTTAACTGGGTGATCTTTCCGCTGGATCTCAGTAATCTTGATGGCTTTATCCACAAACTTATTCACACGCTGCTTCATCACCTGTGAGTTATAGGACGACGTAAGTTTGGCCCCCTGCCAGTCCGTCAAATGCCACAACGCGACCTCAGGAGCCGCCTTACGGACATCTTTAGGGGGAGCCGGAACTTTCCCTATAGGACGGGCCAAAGCAGCGTCATGAGCGGCCTGAATCGTAGCCTCAGCAAGATGCTCAACCTTAGCCTTAGCCTGCTTCAACTGCCGCTGGGTACGGACAAGCGCCTGACGCAACTCATCAATCTCAGGCTGGTCATCAAGCCTGTCCTGTAAACCCATGACTACTGCACACAGTTCTTATTACGATGCCGCAGCACAATCGAAGCAGAAGCCACATGGCCCTCAGCCTTTAACGCTCGATGAATAGACGCAGCGGTAAACGTAGGGTCATCAAGAGCAGCAATCAGTGCTTTAGCATCAGCCGGATTCATTGTCTTAATCAGGGCACAAATGCCACAACCCGGACCCTTACGAGTAATCTTTTCTTTCTTTAAAGCGTCCGCGAGGCTCATGGCTTCTTAAAGATAGGCAGAATGAACTTGGAACCGTCCTTCTCTGCCTTGTCTGTAAATGAGATATGAATGTGGTGGAGGTGGCCGTAGCCGCTACCACGCCACTTCCAGTCATTAGCGGTAGCCGAAGCAATACGATCGTTGAACACGATGTACTTGATACGGCCCTTGTCAAGTTCTAGGCGGCAGTAAGCGGCCAACTGGTTAGCAAACTTCTGGGCATCACCCTTAGCGCCAAAGTCCTTATCAATATCCAAAGCATGGACCCAGCCACGCTTGTCAGGATTATGGTCGCTGACACGGGCTTGATGAGCACCGTCACCAATCCAGCCATCGCTGGACTTGTCTCGCTTAGGGAAACGGTCATTGATCTGAGCGCGTAGTGTCACGCCAGCGGCAACTAACTTAGCCATTGATAATCTCCACTTCTTCAGCGTTAGCAATGTCGCTGTTCTCCATTGGAGTATCAGGAGTCATATTCCGTAGCGCCATGGATGGGGCAAGAATCGCACCCACAAGGGCCACAACGAGAGGAGCAGCGTCCTCCGACACAATGCCAACAAGGACGAGTAGCGGAACAGCAGCGAGGCATACCCGGTATACCCATGCTCGGTTCTTTGCTTCACTAAACCAATTCATTTTTACTCCCGACAAAAGAAGACAGCAGTTTCTCTACCGTCCCTACTTTGACCTCAAGTTCAACCTGACGGTCGTTGATAACCTTTACCTTATCGGCCAGCGACGAGCCACCATTAGGAAAGACCTGTTTTTCAACCGTGTCGAGACGATCAATAATGGTCCTGCCCTTGTCATCAGTTCCAAGAGTTGCCTCAATACGGGCAATCGTCCGATATGCGGTCACACTGAACCGGAAAATAACACCGATAGCGATAAGGACCGCTCCAAGAGCGATGATCCACTCGTCTATCATTGAATCGGGGAACAGCATGACATCAGCCCTTTCCGGCTTAACGGATTACCACTTATTTAATGGACAACGGGCGTGTTCGACTTGAGTAATAATAGAAATAGTGCACCCGCACTTATTACAACGATCAGGCTTTTCCTGTGACTCAGGGCACACAACACATAGGTTATTTCGACTATCAATAACGGTTTGAGTAGCCTTAGGTTGTTGGTCAAACGGAAGTATTACGTCAGTTTGTACCATTCGCCTGCTCCATTAGTGTAGTCGCTACCTGACCAAGTATAGCCAGACGGCCCAAAATTCTCGTAGTAGTAGACGTAGTATCCCGGAGTTCCACAGCAGTAGTAGCCAGCAGGTTCTCCCGGACCCCACCCTCCTGCTGGGTAGTAAGTTCCGGGACCACAAAATCCACTAATAGGCCCCGGAGAATACAAACACTGAGGAGGCCCTGTAGGGACAAAATAGGATGACTGAACTGCTGCTTTGCGCTCAACATATGCAAGCGTAGAAGACACCAACCCAGCGCCATACGAAGCAGCAATCGAATAGCGAGCATTAGGATTAGTTAATGTCACCGTGTCACCAGCGCGAGAAGCGCCACTTGTACCAGACACAAACGTCAAAGTATATGTCAGGCTAGACCCATAGTTAGTGATCGTAAACTTACCATTATTTGTAGTACCACTACCAGCATAAGCAACCGTAGGCTGAGCAGGAGGACCACAAAAAGTAGAAGTCTTCCAAACCCCAGCAATTTTCACATACATAGTCGCCGCAGTCTTCCAAACCCCACCCACCTTCACTGAGGTAGTAGCAGGGGTCTTCCAAGAACCACCAACCTTAACGCCACTCATGGGACGTACTTCACCCAAATGTCACCATCAGCACCACCAGTGGGGTCAGCAGTAGAAATAGTGATCTGCCTCACAGAAGTAGAACCAGTAGCAGTAGCCGACACCACATCAACCTCACCAGTAAATGTAGCCCCAGCAAGAGCAGCCTTAGCGGCAAGATCAGTAGTCAAGTTAGTAATCTGAGACTGACTAATTGTCTTATTCGTAAGAGTCTGAGTATCCGTAGTACCCACCACCGCACCAGACAACCCATGCACAGCAGACGAAGCATTCACATGAGCATTAGCCTCATCAGCATCAGTAGCAGTAAACACATGCTCAATAACAGCGTTAGCGTCATGGCTAGTGATAGAAGTGCCATCAGCAGCACGGCCATTAGTAATCCCATCATCATAAACAGTCAGCACGTTACCGCTACGAGTAGAACAAAGAATCTTTTCTTCAGAAGCCTTATTACGATCAATGACTACATAAAACGGTCCAATGCTGCCATCAGGCCAGTTCGTCAAATCATTACAAGAAATCGTAAGATTCGCAGTCGAATTACCAAGCGAAGCGGTAAGTTGAGCAGGTTGCGCTCCACCTTCATATTGCCTTCTCATTGCACACTCTCCACTACTAGGGTAAACACGCCCTGCCAACCTTTGCCATTAATACTTAACTTCTCAGGCTGCCAAGAAAAATCCTTCGCATGAACCTGATACGCGACACCAGACTCCTGCAAAGTAAACAACTGACCGCTCTCCACAAGATTAACCAACGACAAATACACCTGTAATGGGTCACGGGTGTAACTCACCATGTCAATCTCAATGTCTTCATAATTATAGATAGGCAAAGTCCAACGAGACGTACGTCCCTTCACCGGAATAGCACGATGCTCCCAGCGAGTAAAGATAGGAGTCTCAGTCACATCAGGAGTTTGCAACACAAAACGAGAATCAAGACGAGAATACTGAACCCCATCAAGACTCACGTTCCCAGAACGAATAGACCCTTGCTGAGTAAACTTAGCGACACGAATATAGCCAGTAGAATCGTAAGCAATATCAAGATCAATCTCGCCCTTAAGAGGCTCCCACTTAGCCTGCAAATACAAACCAGTTTTTAAATCTTCAATACCAAACGACATCGTGCCCTGATGCAACCAGCCACCCTGCATATAGTCAGCAGTCTCAAACCACACACCGCTGCCATCAACAGAAAATACACGCTTATCGTTATACGTCACAACACTACGAGTAATACTCTCAGCCTCAGACACCACACAAATATCATTCGCATACGCCGGAGTCAACTGAGTCGTAGTCGTAACAGACAAATCCATGCGGCCAAGACCAGACACACGACCAGCAGGAAAATAGTCATTATCAAGCGAGTAAGCGCCATCCATTGACGACACCCCATACCAAACAAACCGATCCTGACCCTCAAAACAACGCACCGGAGCATCAGTAGGAATCACAGGACCAAGGACAAGATCACCAGAATCATTCACTGACTGCGCAACACGAACGCCCTTATCCGTACCAATCAACACAAACCCAAGATACGTGTCAATACTGTAACCAATTTCCCCATCAGGAAGATTAGCCGCAACAATACAAGGAAGAAGCCCAGTACCATCCTGCTTAATATTCACACGGTGAATAGTCGTACGATCCCCAAGACTACCCATCACATAAATACAAGAGTTACCGCTAGCGGCAGACACCCAACGGAAATCCGTATCAGGATGCGTATAAATAAGCACAGGGTTATTTCCCTTAAGCGCGTTATACAACTTATTGCCATCACCAACAAGAAGATAATCCTTCTCCCAAGCAATAAAATCAACACTAGTCGTATACTGATGGTTAGCCCACTTAGTAGGAGTACCACCCGGACCATCAACAGTCCACACGTAACGGTCCTCAGTCAACGCAGTAACCACATGACCATCATCAGCAATATCAAGAACAGCATTACCAGAAGAAATAACAGTAGATCCAACATACGCTGTTGACCCTACAGACAACTCGTCATACCAATACACAGCCTCATCATTAATCACAGCAAGGTACTGGTTACTATTCGTCAACCAAATTTTCCCAGTCAACCCATCTGTACCGTACAAACGGTCAGTAGCGGGAAGAAGCGAACAACGCCACTGCGTCCAAGGATTAATACCAAACGACGTATAAAAACGGTAAGGCAAAGAATCATCACGGTCAGTATTCGTCTGACCAGCGCCCTGATGCCACGACTGCATCTGCTGCCGCCACACATCCTGAGGGAGGAGAAGAAGGTCACGATTAGAATCCGTATTCCGCTGCTGAACTACAGGAAACGACTCACGCTGATAGCGGCCACTCTCCGTATCCAACAAATACGGAACACCAGCAATACCCACAACACTAGGAGAGAACGTAGATGGCAAAGAAGCCGACGATAAGTTATATGGCTCATCAAACGGCTGAGTAATTTGCACACCCACTAGATACTCCTAATGATAGGAATCCGTTGAGTAAGACGCGCAGCCTCTTCCCAAATACGCACCTGATGATCACGCTCAATACGAGCAGCAATATTAATATTCGCCCCAGCAGGAACCTCACTAGCCCTACGAGAATCACCCTGCTGCTGCACCTGATTACGGCGAGAATCATTCGTACGCAACAACGTAGCAAGACACCCAAGAGTAGGAATATCCACCATCGTAGGAGCCAAACCACAAACCTCATTCACATTATCAAGCAAATCCTCAGCCTGATTAAACCCAGCCTTATAAATAAACTGAACATCAGTACCGCTAGGGATGTTCCGCAACAAACGGATATAAGACGTAAGACTTGAACCAGACCCATCATTTAACTGGATACGGTAAGCCTTGTCAGGGATGTCGTACCACACGTCAGAAGAACCCGGCATACGGTAACGGATACGAAGAATACCAATCATACCTAAAGCGGCATCAGGAATTTCGTAGGTTTGCCACGTAGGATCAACCTGAGCAGTCCAAGACGAGACCTGATACAAGCCATGCTCAGGAGTAGACAAGCGCAAAATCTCCTGATTCATCGTCTCAAACATGTACCAATCTGTAACGCGAGGCTTGATATACACAAAACTATCAACCTCAAGATCCTTCTTCGGGCTATTATCAAACCCCGGAATAACCTTCACCGTCTTCGTAGCATTATCAATACCACGCACATACCAAACATTCAGGCCACCGCTAAGAACCATCCCCTGCGTGATACCCGACACATCCATATCAAGCACAAGATCAGTACTACCCGCCGTATAAGGCTGAGCAACAAGATTAATCTGATCATTCAACGTACCAAAAGCCATACGGCGAGTATCGGAAATCATATCAAGCATGGTCGTCATGCGGCAGCCCTCCGATAAAACCGAATATTATCCCTAAGTCTAGCGTCATACGGATCAATTTTTAACGCTTCCATACCATGATAAGCCGCCTCATGATACAACCCAAGTTTAAACGCCGCTATAGCCGCAAGATCATGCGCCCGAGAACCCCAAGCCCAAGCCTCAGTCAAATACACCAGAGGCCGCTCTTTAATAGATAAAGCCTCAAGAGCAGTCGTTAAACAAATATCCCACCGCTGGTCATCGTGATACCACTGAGCCAACTCTAGCAACGCCTCACGAGACAAAGGATCCTCATTCAATGCCTTATGGAGCCACATAGGATTACCCGTCAACTGATGCAGGTAACGGCAAGACCGCGCCCGCTCCGGCCCCCAAATAGCCTTCTCTAATCCAAGATGCCGCTGAAACTCAGCCACAGCCTCAGCATCACGCCCAGCAAACAAATACTCCCGAGCAAGATAATGAGAGTTACGGCCATCCTCAGGATCTTCCCTTACTGCTAATTCAAGCAGTGGAAGATACTGACCACGACTCTTTGACTCATCCGGATGATGATGGATCTCCAAGTCATACCAGCCCTGAATCTCCTCACCGCTAGGGATCAACACCTCATGTACCGGGTGCTTCCAAAAATAACCATGCCGAGCATGAATCTTGTCCCCACCATATTGAAGGCCGGGTTTACCATTCACCCATGACCATGTGTACTTGTAGCGAGGTCGAGTTACGCCGTCACGATGTGCCGCTAGCAACTCGTCACGCCATCCATCAACCAGCACCTCGTCCATGTCAAGCGCGATACATAGATCAGCGTCTTCAGGGACCATTGCCAGCGAACGGTTACGGGCATGATCGAACCGCCACGGATCAAACGTCTCGACCTCCACAGAGATACCTAGATCGAGCGCAATGGGCACTGTCCGATCCTGACTGCCCGTGTCTAAAATGCACAAATAGTCAGCGTCCTTAGCGGATTCATACCAGCGTTCTACAAACTGCTCTTCATTTTTAGCAATGGTATAGACTGCTATTTTCATTATGGTGCAACCTCATAAGCAATAATAACGATGCCAGTACTACCAGCACCCGGTCCCGCCGGAACACCGGGATCAGCAGAGTTACCACCACGCCCAGTACCATTCGCTGTACCACCACCACCAGCACCTACACCACCAGCGCCATAAGTAACCGCTGTTCCAGTTACAGTAGACGAAGTACCCGGACCTGCATACCAATTAGACCCAGCACCAGAATCACCACCACCACCACCGCCAAGGAAGTCTCCAGTGCCGCCCGGATAGCCACTACCTGATGTTCCGCCATTACGAACCCAGTAGCCACTACCGCCACCAGCGGCGGATAAACCACTGACGGAACCAACGCTACTTGTTTGTGTTGCGCCACCGACAGTAATTGTGTAAGCCTGTGCTGCAAGGGGAATAGCGGAAGTGTCAATAACTTTTCCACCACCGCCACCGCCTCCGTACCCGTTACCCGCGCTGCCGTTGCCGCCACCGCCTACAACAAGGATACGAAAAGGGTTACCTGCATAAGTTGGGGTAAATGTCCCGTTTCCAGTAAACGTGTGTACCCGGTAAGTCTTACCAGTACCGTTGTAATTGCTAACCGTAGTGATAGTTCCGCCAGTGGCATTGTTGTACATCTTCCTGCCAATACCGCCAGCAGGACCAAAAATCTTACTGCTACTTCCCCACCTAGGCATTAGAAATTCAACAGGCTAGTGCCAAGCACAGTCCACGCGCTTGAACGACGAATAAAAGTAAACGAAAACACGTCAATCTTCCCAGCACCCGACGTAGCAGTAGGGGCAGAACCACCAGCCCACTTAATAGTCTGACCGCTACCAGCAATCTGCAACGTAGTCGGTATATAACCAGTAGCGCCCTGAGTTACAAACACTGTTACCGTAATAGACCGGGCATCTAATGTAGGGACGTTAGTGAAATTAAACGTCATTGCCGCTGTAGGAGCAGTGCCAATAAAACCAAGGTTCCCATTAGTAAGGTCCATAGTAAGAACATTGGACGCTAGCGTGTAGTCAGTAACTACTTCCGTTGTCGCTAGGGCAGCGAGGGTGCGTGATCTAGTCATTAATTCAGTCCTTAATTGTGGTATCCGTATACCCGGACAGTGCCAGAAATAGTTCCGCTGCCCGGAATGAGGGTGAAACCGTCGAACTGTGTTGAACTAAGTTGAGTGCCGCCGCTAAAAGCAACCGTGGGGGCCATTGCTCCATACTGCGCTAGGTACGAGGCGAGCGAAGTAGTGATTTCTGAGCGTTGCGGGCTGTAGATATCTATTGATGATCCGCTTGGCGTTGTCCCTGCGCCGAGGGCGTTACCCATCGAGCCAGTACCGTTCGATCCCACCCATGTGTTTACGCCAACGTTGTAAACAAATGAGTAGTAATAGTTGGTTGTCGTGTCGCTTCCGCCAGCGCGAAGGCGCAGCGTGATGCCGGACGCTGAAACTGACTGCAAGGCACTAATAACAATCCGATAATTTGCGTATGTGTTTGTAAATACGTTGTTTACGCTCACGCTAGACGCGGCGCTGAATGTGGTCGTGTTAATCAAATCCATGCCGCTGCCGGTGACGGTACCGTTTAACGCGACCGCGCCCGTACTAGCGAGGGTAATGTTCGGTGATCCTGCCGACGGGTGCTGTAGGTAGGTGGTTTTTAGGGTGCTCATGCGTTCCTCAATCCATAAACCCTCACAGTGCCAGTAAACGTGCCGGTACTAGCAATTATTGAAATACCATCAAATGATGTTGCTACATCG